ACTTACAGATTTAAGAAGTAGAACAAGTATAGGAGAACAAATAGAGATAATTGCAGCAAGAGATCCAGATGTATCTCAATCTGTATGGGCTTTTCAGAGATTGTGTATGCAAGGTATTAATATAGAAATCAAAGATTTGCAAGGAAATAGATTGCCTGATGCAGAACTTTTATTTGAACAACAATGCAGACATTGGAACAAATTAGGTGAAGATGGATTAGATGGACTAATAGACAATTTACATAGAATAGGTCTATTATATAATGTAATGATGATAGAAGTTGTTGTTGGAGGAGATAACACTTTTTCTGGAATATATATTGTTGATCCTAGAACGATAGAATGGCAACTAGAAAAAAGAGACGGAGTAGAGGAATGGATTCCATATCAAGACCAACAAGGAAACAAAGTAGATTTAACTAAAGGAAATGTATTTTGGGTAATAGCAAATCCAGATATAACAAAACCAAATGGACCTTATCTTTTAGAATCAGCAGTACCAGCAGTAGATTACAAATTACAGACAATAAAAGACAGTTCGGCAGTTTTAAGAAGGCAAGGCTACCCTTATAATGTTTTCAGTATCAACAAGGAAAGAGTAGTAAATTCATTACCTGCATCACAAAGAAATGATAAAAAAGCTGTAAATGAAGCGATTAGTAGAGCTGTAGAATTAGCTTCTTCGGTTGCTGTTGGAAGGGAACCAACGCAAGATATTGTTGTAACTGATGATATTGAAGTAAATAGAAATTCAAATTCTTCAGCAGGAAGTTCGATAGATACAAGGGCATGGTTTGATACAATAGATATTCAAATGTTAAATGGTTGTAAAACTTTAGGATTTTTAATGAATAGAGCTAGCGGTCAGACAGAAAGCTGGGGAACAGTACAGATGAAAATAATTACTGATATGGTAAAAAGTTTTCAACAAAAAAGCAAAAGACTTATAGAAGATATAGGTGCTATATGGATGCAGTTAAATGGTTATCAAGGAACTTTCAAATTAACTCATAAACCACTTGAATATCAGAGCGAAATTCAAAAATGGGATGCACAAAACAAAAAGGATGAGCATTTTAAAACTGCGGAAGATCAAGGATGGATAAATATAGATGAAGCAGCACAAGGAGCTATAGGTAGTAATAAAGCAACAGGAGAAAAACAACAACAAAATTAAAAGAAGGAGGTAGAGTTATGGCTTTAATAGTAAAATCTTCAATAGATATTTTGCCTTGGACAGAAATAGAAAAGCAAAAGTTAATTGAAGAAAAAGAAGAATTTTTAAGCAAAAAAGAAATAAAACAAGAAAAAGAAGTAAAGAATGAAGCGAAGAATGAAGTAAAGAATGAAGTAAAGAATGAAACTCCAAAGCAAGAAGAAGAGAAAAACAAAAATACGACAAAAAAAACTACAGATAAAAAGCAAAATAAGAAAGAGGTGAGCGAATAATGTCAAAATTTATACCTACTGATGAACAATGGGAGAAGATGAAAAATCATATAAAAGGCGACAATTACAAAAAAGAAGATTTTTTCGTATTTGAAACTTTAGCTGTAGGAGATAAAGTTGTTCCTAATAGATATATGAGACTAACACCTGCTTTACTTAGGGTAATGGAAGAGGATGCCAAAAGAGGAGTTTCCTTAATGTTAAATCATAACTGGTCTCAGTTAGGAGTGCAAAGTATTCCAATAGGAAAGGTATTTGATGCTAGAATTGCAGGTGGAACACAAGAAGGAGAAGAAACAACATTATATACAACTCAATATATTTTAAGAGATGATAGTAAGGTTGACGGATATAGTAAAAACGATATTATTAAGTTAATTGAAAGTGGTATATTGGCAGATACTAGTGTTGGTTGGGGTACTACAAGAGAATCTTACAAGTGCAACATTTGCGGTCATTCTATTTATGATTATAGACATTGTGAACATATACCAGGTCAAAAATATATAGTAAATGAGGAAACAAATGAAGTAAAGGAATGTATAATTCAGGCAGAACCACCAAAAGAATTACATGCAGGAAACAATGTGCTTATAGAAAACAGTATAGTTTTTGACGGAGCTTATCCTAACGCTATAATTCAATCAGCTGTAGGAGAAGAAATACAAACATCTAACGGAACATTGAAAACATTAAACGGAAAAGAAGACCTTTCTGAAAAAGATATTATATTTGGGTATTCTACTAATGGTAGTATTAACCTATTATATAAACAAATAATGGAGAAAGGAGGAAAAGAAGATATGGAAGATAATAAAGCAGAGACAACAGAATTAGAGAATCAAGATGTTGAAACAGTTGAAGAAACAGTAGAAACTCCTTCTGAAGAAAATGTAGAAGAAAATACATTAGAAAATGAAGTAATAGAAACAGCTGAAAATGAAACAACAGTTGAAACAGAAGAACATGACGGCGAAGCAAACGGAGAAACTTTATATACATCAAAAGATGTTTTAGAAAAATTCGGTAATATCTGTGATTCAGTAGATGAATTGGTTGAACTTGCAAGAGAAGGATTAGAAAATAGACAAGAAGTTATTTCTGAAGCTTTAGATAGCGGAGTTCATTCAATGGGAAATGCTTTTAATAAAGATATTTTCACAAAAACTTTCTCTAATATGAAAACGAAAGATATAAAAGCAATGGGAAAAGTTTGGGAAGAACAAGCTAAGGCACAATTTGGAAATGAAAAAGTTTCAAAAGTAAATATTGAAAAAACAGAAGATACGGAAGAAATGAGTAGAATTGGATTAGAACAATTCAAAACAGGAAATTATTAATAAGGAGGAAAATTAAATGAATAAAATAGTAAGTTATGATGGAATAGGATATGTTGCAGCTACATATATGGTTGATGCTACAACAAAAACTTATCTAGAAGCTAACAAAGTTAATCCAAAAACAGGAAATGTTGATATTAACGATGCTAGATTAGCAGTAAAATTAAATACAGATGGTACAGTAGGATTTGGTGCTAGTACACCAACAACTGCAGATGCAGTATTTGGAATAATAATTGCTTATGAAATGGATGGATTTGCAACAGTTCAAACAGCTGGATATGTTGAAGGAGTTCCTACAGCAGCAGCAATCAATGCTGGAGTTAAAACTTTAGCAGTTAATAATGCAGGTGTTGTATCTAATGTATCTGATACAGATTCAGCAGGTGTTGTAATAGTACCATCAGCAAGTACAAATTTATTTGCAACATTAAAATTTTAATTAAAGAAAATAAGGAGGAAAAACAATGAACAAATTTTTAAAATTAAAAGATGATGAAAAAATCAATGTTTCAACAGCAGATGTTGAGCAAGCAGCAACAGAGGGAGTATCTTTATCAACATATTTAAACAATAAATATGCAAGTATAGTTGAAAAATTTAATGGAGAGTTAGACGCTTTTGATATAGCTTTATTATCAAAAGGAATTATAGTAAAAGACAATTTAGAATTTGGTATTCAAAGTTCATCAATGATGACTTTCTTTACAACTAATGAAAATAGAGTTTTATTCCCAGAATTTATGATTAGACAATTAAGACAAATTTCTGGTATGCCATCAATAATAAATGACATAGTAGCAAGTACAAGAGTGATTACAGGAGATTCTGCAAAACAAGTTGTTTTAGATTTATCTAATACACCAGCAGGAGATAAAAATAAAAAAGCATTAAAGAAGAGAAGAATTGCAGAAGGAGCTGACATTCCAGTTGCTACATTAAAACTAGGAGAAACATCAATCAAAATATATAAATATGGAATTGGAGTTAAAGCTACTTATGAAGTATTAAGAAGAACAACAATTGATATGTTCAGAAAACAAATGGAATTAGTTTCATTACAAGCATCTTATGATGAAGTGGGAGCAGTTATAGATGTTGTATTAAATGGAGATGGAAACACAAATCCAGCAACAGTATATAAACGCTCTGTATTAAATCCAAGTGGAACAGCTGGAGTATTAGATGTAACAACATTAGTAAAATTCTTAATCAAACAAGCTCCATTCAATTATAATACATTACTTGTTGATGAGGATGTTTATACACAAATTTGTACTATTTTAATGGACAAAAACTTAACAAATGCTATAAATCCACAAGTTACTTTTGAATTCCCACAAGGATTATTAAGTACATTAAAAGTTATTTATAGTGAAGATGTTCCATTAACAAGTGGAAATAAACATCAAATCGTTGGTTTAGCAAAAGATTATGCTATTGAAAGAACATTAGAAGCTGGATCAGTTATAAATGAAGTTGAAAAAGCATCTTCAAATCAAACACAAATGGCTTATATGACTGAAAATGCAGGATTCAATAAGATAGATTCAAGAGCTTCAGCTATATTAGAATTAGATTAGTAAAGAAAGGAGGAGAGTAATATGACAAGACAATTTGAAAATATTTTTTCAACAAAAGAACTAGGAACTAGAATTAGAGCGATATTAGGAGTGCCTGAAGAAATACTAGATGATAGTGTCATAAACTCTCCTACTTTTAAAATCAAAGCAGGTAATTATATTAATAAAAAGATTTCAGAATATACAGAAGAACAACTTTCTCCAAGCATCGAGTTGCTAGATATAGCGTATTTGTATTATATCGGGTACTTACTATGTACAGGGATGGTAGCAAGATTGCCTAAACAAATGGAAAATGTTTCTACGAAGACAGTATTGCAAACTATCGATTGGGATAGTAAAGCCTTAGAAATGTTGAATAAATGTGATGAAATTATGGATGATATAATATCTGAACTAGACGATAATTTCCAATATGGAAACACTTTCGCAGTATTATCAAATTCTTCAGATTATCCTAATACTAATATATAGGAGGTAATCTTATGAATTATCCAGAAGCTTATGCACATATTTATCAAAAAATGGAAGGATTTAAAATAAAAATTAAAACATCTTCGAAAGAAGAGGTTACAGGATATTTGAGTTTAAATCCGAGTACAAGATCTACTTATGATATAGCTATGAGAGATGCGACAATAGATGGATTGATAACTATGGATGATATAAAAAAATTGAAACCAGGACAAATTTTTTATAGAGAAATTAATCCTAATGAAATATTTATATTACAATCTGTAAATCAATTTGAAATGCAATTTTATACTAGAAATATTAATGCAATAAAACAAAATTCTACAGTAACAATTCAAAGGCTTGGTTATGATGAAAAAACTGGCGAAGAAAATTATCAAGATGTTTATACTGATGTTATATCTTTTGTAACTATGGAACTTAGAGATGAAAAAAATTTTCAACCAGGAGTTGAAGATGAAACAAGAATTAGTCTTCAAATTCCTAAAAGAGATTTAGATGGAAACTTATATGTTCTAAATAATGGAGATAGATTTATTTTAAATAATCTTGAAAAGGATTTGTCAAGAAGAATTAAAATTGAAAGTATTGACGAATATGGAGTTCCTGGCGTAATAAGGATTTTTGGCACTTATGAAACAAGGACAGGTGAGTAAAATGTTGAAGTTTGATAAACAAGGTTTAGCAAATGAAATTTTAATGAGACTTGAAACTGAACTAGAATATGCTTGTATTGCATGGAAGACTGAAGTGTTGAGCAAATTAAAACATCCGTTTTTTGGAACTGATGCAAGACCAGAGGTAGAATATGAAATTAAAAAAGAAAGTGCCAAAATTGTAGCTTATTTAAAGGCGAATACTTATGTGTTAGCAGATTCGTATGGTACAGGTAGTTTAATGTTAAAAGATAATCCTGGGTATGCAGCTTATAAAAATAGTGGAGCATGGAATCCATCTAGGGTAGGAAATGCTATAAGTGGTAGACCAGAAGGAAATTATGTTGATATATTTGGAAGAAAAAAATATTCTTCAGGGACAATGGAAGGTCACAACATTGAAGGATGGGAAATGATGACAGGGTATAAAATTGAGCCAGCAGTGCCTTCTTATGCAATACAAATGGCAGACAAATGGTTACATGAAACATATTTACCTAATGCATATAAATTAGCAATAAAAGAAATTAATTTTGCGAAATATTTAATAGAAAGTTAGGAGGCGTTAAAATGTCATTAAGATCAGAAGAAACAATGGAAGCTTTTATAAATAAAATAACACGAAATCCAGAAATAATGAACATTTTAAATTTACCTACTATTCTTAAAACAGATACAGAAGAAATTAAATTACAAAAAAGGAAAAGGGTTATCGATAAAGTAATTGTAAAGTCTTCACAAGAGTGGACTGAATTAGCAAAAAAATTCCCTGATGTTGTTATTGATGGAATAACTTATAGTAATTATGGTAAAACAAGAATCTCTATATCTATGGCACAAAGTATAAAAACGCATAGTTATTTATTTGGAAACCCACAAGTTGATATTAATATTTTTTATGATAATACAAATATGGAGAACATATTTAGATTATTAGATTTAATATCAGATGAATTTTCAGGACAGAATTTGGTTGTTGATTTAGGAAATGAAAAACAAATGTTGAAAGAAATAAAATGTGAAGGAATAACTTCACAAGTTTCAATGATTAATAATTATGAAAGAATTGGTATAAGGTTTAGCTTTTATGCTACTTTATATAAAAATTAAAAGGAGGAAAAAAAGATGGGAAGTATCTTAAAAACAAAAGGTGGTTTAGTTATAGATAGACCAGGAAATGTTTTATTTGTCCCTGTTACGGCAGCTGGAGTTTTAGATTATGCAAATGCAATAAGAAATACAGCTGTAATTAACACAATAACAGTAACAAACTCAAAAACTAAAACA